CAGATGCTTTGCTCCAATATAAAAATACCAAACTCCATTATTCGCACTAACATTCATTTTTACTTGACGACTATTGCCAGGCGTTAGCTTTACCATATTTGTGAAATTGATCGAGGATAGGTTTGGATTTTGACTGATTCCAAAATACGCTTCTGACGTATAATCATCGACTTTCGCGGAAAAATCAATATAATTCCATCCGGTTAAATTTAACCCAGAAAGTAATCTTCCAACGATCCACGCACCCTGATACAGACGCATTAATACGCGTGCTGATGAGCCACCTTCCCATTGACCAGAAGATCCTTGACTGGAATCTTTTCCTGTTATGGTTCCGCTATAGTCAGTAATCACAGACGGGGTTTTATACTCAATGACGTTCCCACGCGTTCCGAAAATGGTTACGCCGTCGCGAATATTTCCGGACACAAGGTTAGGGTCTCCCATGATTGTCTGCGCCCCGGACAGCCAC